GTGTACGAACAGTAGGAAAGCTGGTGGCTAAGCCTTTTATCTCTGTTAGGGATAAAGCCACAAGTGGGATCACAAAGGTTAGAAACTCCCTAAAATCCGTAGGGAAAACAGTAGCTAAGCCTTTTGTTACTTTGAGGGATAAAGTAAGTGCTCCTCTAGGTAAGGTAGGCGGTGTACTGAAATCCGTAGGAAAGACGGTAGCAAAACCTTTTATAGCAGTAAAAGACGGTGCTAGTAAGATCCTCCACGGTATAGGCAGTAGCTTAAAATCCATCGGTAATATGTCTGTAAAGGCTATGGTAGCGGTAAAGGATGGAGCAAGTGCTGTACTGGGTAAGATCGGTAGTACACTTAAGAGCCTTGCAAAAGGCGTAACAATCGCTGTAGGAATTGCAGGAGCAGGAGCTACAGCTCTTATGGGTAAATCCTTAGGAGAGGGAGCTAAACTACAGCAAAGTATAGGCGGTGTGGAAACACTGTACACAAAAACTAATAGTGACGGTAGCACAGATACCTCAGCGGTAGATAAGATGTTACAGTATGCTAATCAAGCATATAAAACTACAGGCTTATCTGCTAATGAGTATATGGAAAATGTTACCTCATTTAGTGCCTCTCTTTTGAGTGCGTGTGCAGGGGATACAAATAAATCCGCTGAGATTGCTAACAAAGCTATGATAGATATGGCGGATAACGCTAACAAGATGGGTACTGATATGGGATCCATCCAGAACGCTTATCAAGGCTTTGCAAAGCAAAATTACACGATGCTGGATAACCTTAAGCTGGGTTATGGCGGTACTAAGGAGGAGATGGATAGGCTCCTTAAGGATGCACAGGCTATCACTGGTACTAAGTACGATATAAACAACTTAGCGGATGTATATACAGCTATCGGAGTAATACAGGATAAATTAAATATCACAGGAACCACAGCAAGAGAGGCAGAGCAGACCTTTAGCGGATCTTTTGCGATGATGAAAGCCTCAGTTACTAACCTCTTAGGTAATTTATCTATAGGGGATGGAGAGGCAGTAGCTAGAAGTATGGGAGAGCTGGTAGAGAGTGCAAGTACCTTTTTCTTTGGTAACTTTATACCGATGCTCCAGACGATTTTTAGCAACTTGCCTACAGCAATAGGAACAGCGGTAGAAAAGGTAGCTCCTCAGATTAAGGAAAATGTATTACCACTCCTTACATCTATCAAGGATGCAATCTTTACAGGGCTGGGTAATATCGGTATTGATACTGGAGCATTACAAGCTATTTTCGATCAGCTTTTTAATGTAAAGGTAGATGGTGGCGGTATTGCTAGTATGTTCTCTGGTCTTAAGGATGGAATAGTACAGGCGATCAATACGATCTTACCTATCATCCCTCCGATTATCTCAGCGGTACAACAGATAGCTCCTGTAGTAGGGCAGGTAATTAGTACGATTATGAGTGGTGTATCTCAGATCATCCCTTATATTGTGCCAGTGATCCAGACTATTACTAATATCATCGTAACAGCTATGCCAGTGATCCAACAGATCATTACAGTAGTGGTAAATGCGATTGTAGCTATTATGCCTACATTGAGCTCTATCTTTACTTTTGTGGGAAATGTGATCCAGCAAGTACTTACCGTGATCGGTAATCACATGGGATTATTCCAAACTATTGTATCTGTAGTAGTAACAGTAGTATCTACTGTATGGCAGACCTTAGCCCCTATAATCAGTGCGGTAGTAGATGTGATCCTTACGGTGGTAGATGGACTACTTACAGGAATTGAAACAGTATTCAATTTCTTAGCTCCATACATCTCTCAGATCTGGGGTAGTATCTGTGGATTTTTCGACAGTGCAAGCTCTACGATTACCACTATCGTAGAAACCATTAAGAGTGTATTTCAAGGCTTATTTGATGCGGTATCCACTATTTTCGGTGGTATCTCCAGTGCTGTATCTACAGCGATCGGAACCGTAACAAGTGTAATAAGCGGAGCGATAGATGCTATCAGTGGTTTTGTTGATAAAATTGGTGGAGCTATCAGCAAGGCTAAGGAGTTTGTAGGAGGTATCGGAGGCAAGGTTAAGAGTGCTTTAGGTTTTGCTTATGGTAAAGACAGAGTACCGTATGACAATTACCCAGCTATCCTCCATCAAGGCGAGAAAGTCTTAACAAGAAATCAAGCGGATCAATATGATAGGGCTATGAGCACAAGGGGCGTACAGCTCAGCGATGTTAAGCCTATAGATAGAGATCCAGATCCACAGGATGATAAAGGCGGTACAGGAGGTACAGGAAATCCACAGGATGGAGATACGCCTAAGAGCGGTGGTATCGGATCCGTAACGATTGAAAAATTGGCGGATACGGTAATCATTGAGAAAGAGGCAGATACAGATAAGGTTGTTTCTGATATGGTGGCAAAATTCAAAAAGTTGTTACCTAATATGACTTAACAGGGAGGAGGATACTTAATGGAATTTTGGTTACAACAGAATAGCGATAAGTTTCAACTCCCAGTTAAGCCCTCTGATTACACGGTATCCGTATCCCATAAAAATACGGTTGTCAATGTAATACAGGTGGGAGATGTAAACCTTATCGGTAACACAGGCTTAAGAGAAATTTCTCTTAAGTCTTTTTTTCCAGCAAAGGATTATAACTTTAGCAATAATGCAGGGCGTAGACAGCCTCTAACTTATGTAGAGAAGATCGAGAGCTGGAGAAAGTCTGGTACTCCTATTAGGGTTATCATTACAGGCACTCTTAACATGGAGGCTACAGTAGAGAGCTTTGTGTGGGGAGAGCAGGATGCTACAGGAGATATTTATTATACCTGTAATCTAAAGGAGTACAAAAAGATAAAGACAAAGAGAGCTACCGTTACTATAGCTACTGTAAAGCCTACAGTAAGGGCTACAAAGCCACAGGCTACTAATACAGCCAGAACCTACACGGTAAAGCGTGGAGATTGCCTCTGGAAAATAGCTAAACAGTTTTACGGTAGTGGAGCTCAGTACACTAAGATCTACAATGCTAACAGGGATAAGATAAAAAATCCTAATCTTATCTATCCTAATCAAGTATTAACGATCCCTTAGGAGGTGGTAAGAGTGATAGTAGTGCATAAGAATACAGACATTACAGAGTATGTATCCTCTATGAGCTGGGGTGGTAGCAGAACTGAGGTAGCCAGAAAGTTAGAGTTACACATTGTAAACGCTCCCTTAGATAAAAATATTACTCCTCTTACCATCAACTTAGCGGATCCTGTTTATCTATTTGAGGATGATGGAAAAACAGAGCTTTTTAGAGGCTATGTAGTAGAGAGGGAGGCAAGCAGTACCACAGGTACAGTTACTTATACCTGTTATGATCTTCTTTTCTATACCATCAAGAGTAACGCCACTTATAATTTTAGCTCTAAAACAGCGGAGGCGATAACTCAGATGGTATGTGATGATATGGAGATCCCTGTAGGCTCCTTAGCTCAGACAGGGCTAACACAGAAACTCATAGTACAGAATGTATCCGTCTATGAGATTATTATGAGAGCCTATACACAGGCGTACCAACAGAACGGAGTAAGCTACAGAGTGGTAGCTAAAAAAGGCTACCTCAATGTAGAGGAAATGGGTAAGGTGGTATGCAGTATTGAGATCACGGAGGATAGCAATATTACCAGCTCCAACTATAAAGAGAGCATTACTAACATGGTTAATAAGGTTCGTATTTATGACGGAGAGGGTAAACCACAGGGAGTAGTACAAAATGATGCAGATGTGAAAAAGTACGGTATATTCCAGCAGACTTACACTAAAGAGGAGGGCAAGGATGCTACTACCACAGCTAAGAGTATGTTTAAGACGGTTGAGAAAACCTTTACTCTGGAATGTGTAAACCTCAATGAGGCAGTAACAGGAGCAGGGGCGGTAGTAAGAGATAGCTCTACAGGGCTCAGCGGTGTAGTGTGGATAGATGCAGATACTCACACATGGCAGAATGGAGTAGCTACTATGAGCTTAACAGTAACTCTAAAACAAATGATGGATACTAAGGAGGGATAGCATGGCTGGTACTGGGGATAACATGAAAAACGATCATCAATATGCAGAAGTACTAGAGATGATGAGATCACAGGGAGCTAAAGATAATCCTACCTTAGCCCAGCTAGGAATAATGCAAAGCTCTAACAGCGTAAAGATAGATGATCTGGTACTCAATGCTGAGGATCTGTATATAGCAGATTACTTAGTAGCAGGGTATACCAGACAAATTAAAGTACCTTATGTAGCTGGAGTATCTGTGGATACTACACAGAGTAACGGTTTTGCTAGTAAGGATAACCCAGATCCAGATACTAGGGTATGGAAACAGAGCCAGATAACCTATACCGATGGGCTTAAGGCTGGGGATATGGTGCTGGTACAGAAACTTAATGATAATAACAAGTATGTAATCATAGCAAGGGTGGTGGAGGCGTAAATGAGTTTATTTCCTTTTGCAACAACAGAGGATCTTACTCTAGCGGATCAAGAGGTAACAGCCTCCTCTATCCGTGAGTATGAGATCGACTTTGAAAAAGGCACACTCACAGGGAGGATAGTAACTGGTGTAGATGCTCTTTGTGTGTGGGCTTACTTAGCTCTTAAGGCTAAGAGATACCGCTGGATTATTTATAGCTGGGGGTATGGAGATGAGGTTTATGATCTCATCGGATATAGCTACAGTGAGGAGTACCTTAACAGTGAGGTAAGGCGGTATATGGAGGAGTGCTTATTTGAGAATGAGCACATAACAGGAGTACAAGATCTGGAGGTATCCCAGATTAAAGATGTACTCCACATAAAATTTACTCTGGTAACAGATGTAGGTAGTAAGGAGGTGGAAATGGATGTATGAGGATCAGACATACGAAAATATATTAGATAGATCCCTAGCAAGGGTGGCAAGTGATGTAGATAAGCGTGAGGGCTCCGTTATTATGAACGCTATAGCCCCTGTATCCGCAGAGCACGCAGATGTATATATCCAGCTAGGTAATATTGTAAATAATGGGTATGCAGATACCGCAGTAAGAGAGTTTCTAATCCTCCGCTGTAAGGAAAGAGGTATTATCCCTTATGAGGCTACTAAGGCTACTCTAAAGGGTAAATTTAATATGGAGATCCCTATAGGATCCAGATTTAATCTGAATGAGCTTAACTATGTAGCCACAGCATTTATAGAGAGTGCTGATGGCTATTTTTATTACCAGATGGAATGTGAAACAGAGGGTACTAATGGTAATAAGTTTTTTGGAGAGCTTAGCTCCATTGAGTACATTGATAAGGATCTTACTGGAGAGCTTACAGAACTCCTTATCCCAGCGGAGGATGAGGAGGATACAGAGGCTCTAAGGACACGATACCTTAACTCCTTTGATAGTAACCCTTTTGGCGGTAATAAGCAGGATTATGTAGAGAAAACCGATGCTCTGGATGGTGTAGGAGGTACAGTAGTTATCCCTGTGTGGAATGGAGGAGGCACTGTTAAGTTAATCATTATCAATAGTGATTTTGGAGTAGCATCTAGCACACTGGTAAAAGCGGTGCAGGAGGCTATAGATCCAGATCCACAG